ATGGAGAAGTCATTGTCCAGAGCGTGAGCACATCATACCTTCATGTTGCGGCGGCGGCTGTTGGGGCAACGTGGGACGGGTTCGCCTTCGATGGAGAGGATGTTACCGATACTCTAATCTATACGAATACCGGCAGCATCACAAAGACTTGGACAAACTGTACAGTCCAAAATCCGGCGGTGAATGGGCATTGGTATCGAAGTGCGGCTGCGGATGATGTAGGAGTATTCAGTTATTGTACTTTTAGAGCGAATAATGCACTTGATACCGCCTTCTTTGTATATCTTCGGACCAACTTCACTTTGGACCATTGTAATATCACTGGAACGATGGCCGAGTTCATATATTCGGGGGGAGCCAGCGGAACTCTAACTGTAACAAATAACACAGCAGAATTGAACATCACCAACAGTTCGAAGTGTTTTGTCTATAATTATGGGAATCAAGATGTAGAAGTTTCAGATAATAATGTAACATTTACTGGAAGTCCGGGGTATTTTGTTTTGGTAGCGGGATCGACATCCGGTGCGGTGTCAATTCAAAACAACACTCTCACTTCTGAGGTGAAAATATATGGAGTACCGATTCAGGTCATAGCTGGCACTCATGCGGTAACGGTGAGTGGTAATTCACTTAACATCACTTCGTTAGAGTTTCAGCAGGATGTCATGTGTATCGCAAATCAACCAAGTCCGGTTGTTTCTGGCAACATAATTATCACCACATCAACAGCATATAACTTCAGGCACATTAAGGTCTATTCGACTGGCACAGACTGCGGGACTGTCCAAATCACGAATAATACTTGTTACACCAGATGTATGGGTGCTCAGGGTATTCTCGTTGGTGCTGATGTCTCTGGTGCGGGTGATAATAAACTTGATGGTGCGATCATAAGCGGTAATCGAGTGTATGGTGGTTTATACTATAATCGGGGGGCAGGTTCTGGCTCGATTCATGGTATCGAATATGGCTGGAATAGTGGGGCAGCGATCCACCACAACTATGTCAACGGTTGTGTATATGGCATCGTGATTAAAGGCGGCTCCGAGGATTATCAAGATCAGAACGGAGTGTATTACAATTTGCTCATCAACAATGGTGGCTCTGGTCTCAGTGCAGACTCTGCTCTTCGACTCAAAGGCGTTAAAAATGTTCCGGTATATGGTAATGTATTTTATTCTGAATATGCTTATGGATCATGGGGTGGTTTGATCAATATCTCCGACGGCGACGATGGAGACGATGATTGTTCGGGTTGCATTATCAAGAACAACATCTTCTATGCCCCTGATGGCTCGTATTTAATTCGCGTTGCCAATGATGGCTCTTCGCTGACGGCTTCCGACGTGGATCATAACTGCTACTGGAACGACGCCGGTAGTGGGATGGACTTCACGATCGGTTCAACCACGTATAGCAGTTTCAGTGCTTGGCAGACTGCCGGCTATGATACCAATGGTTTTAGCGATGATCCCGATTGGGTAAATCCTGGCGAAGATTTCCAACTTCAAGCCGGTTCTCCGTGCGTTAATACAGGAGCCACTTTAGCGAGTCCCTACGATAAGGACTACCTGGATTATGATCAGGATGCGTACGGCCCTGCGTGGGACATCGGGGCCTATGTCTATGCCGCCTTTGCAACCCCGACTCTATTACTCTTACTCAAAAAACACAGGTGATTCCTGATGTGAGGTCGTAAACATGCAGAACGCTAAGCCAGGACAAGCAAACACCGTCGCTTACGACCTGGTCAACAAGTCGACCGGCTCGCCGATCACCGCCGGCACCGTGACCGCCTATCTGCTCGCTATGACCGGCGACAACGCCGGAAAGTGGTGGGACGCCGCCGGCGGGGCTTTCGCCGACGCCGAGGCATCCGCCGGGGCGATGGCCAACGTCGCGCGGTCCCTCTGGACCGTCTCGATCGCGGCCGGGGCCTGGACGGCCGGCGTGGCGTACCAACTCTACGCGCACGAGTCGGGCTCGCTGAACTGCGTTTACACCGAGCAGATCGTTTGCGGCTACATCCAGCCGAGGATCGGGACCGAGGCCTGGACCTACGACGTGACCGACGGCGACAGCGATCCGATCGCTGACGTGACAGTCTGGATCACGACCGATTCCGACGGCGATAATGTCCTCGATCAGCAGGTCACCAACGAGAGCGGCCGCGTGACGTTCTATCTCAACGCCGGCACCTACTACGTCTGGCGTCGGAAAGCCGGCGTCTCCTTCAGCAATCCCGATACGGAGGTGGTAACCTAATGGGCGGTTCCGGAACAGGCACAATTATCAGCGATTCGACTCTCGTATGCGTCAGCGATTTCAAGGACCACGCACGAATCGATGCGACCGACGAAGATACATATCTCAGTGCTTTGCTCGGAGCGGTCGAGGATTGGTGCGAGAAGTATCAGAACCGCAAGTACCTGGCGGCCGAGTGCGTCGACTATCTCGACGCCTGGCCCGATGTGATTCGGCCCCGGTGGTCGACCCTGATCTCGGTGACCTCGATCAAGTACATCGACGTCAACGGCGACGAGCAGACCTGGTCCAGCTCCGAATACCAGGTCGACACCGACACACTGCCCGGCCGCATCATGCCGGCGTACAACTGCAGTTACCCCAACATCCGAGGCGGGGACCTCAACGCCATCACCGTAACGTACCAGGCCGGTTACGGATCGGCTGCGTCCGAGACCCCGGCCAGTATTCGGCATGCCGTAATGATGATCGCAGCTCACCTCTATGAGAACCGCGAGCACACTGCCCCGATCACTATAAGCGAGGTTCCCATGGGCGCTCTGTCGCTGTTGGGACTGGAAAGGCTGATTTCCATATGACGGAGGAAGTCATGGCAATTGACGAAGCAGATCGAGAATGGGTTCACGCCATTGTAAAGTTGGCGCTCGAGGACTCGATCACCGCCAGCAGACAAGTTACCAGCGATATAGTCACCCAGGCACTGGCCCTGCACCAGGAGCGATGCCCGCATGGCAAGCTCGTGGCGAAATACAGATCTATCGCTCTGGGTATCGGCCTGGGATTGTTTCTGGCCGGCGGCAGTAGCGGCGCCCTGCTGGCCAAAATTCTGATGTGATATGAGAGCAGGAAGACTTCGACATCTCGTTAGTCTGCAAAGGGCTTCGACCGTCACCAACGAGTTCGGTGAGCAGTCGTCGATATGGGCAGACTACGCCGAGGTTCACGCGGCGATCGAGCCGTTGCGCGGCGGCGAGCGGATCGCGGCCGACCAGACCCAGAGCAAGCTCACTCACAAGGTCACGGTGCGCTATACCAGTACAATCGAGTGCGACCACAGGATCAAGTACGGCACTCGCTATCTATACATCAACGCCATTATCGACGTCGCCGAACGCCATACCTACCTCGAACTCATGTGCACGGAGAATGCCGGTGTTTGACATCAAGCTCGACAACGCCAAGAAGATCGACGCGGCTCTATCAAACCTCGAGAAGAAAGTCGCAAAAACCGCCGTCCGCCGCGGCGTGCGGGCCGGCCGCAAGCCGACTCTCGCCGCCGCCCGGTCGAACGCCAAAAACATGGTTGGCGGCCAGATGGGCCAGAAGCTGAGCAAGAACATCGTCCTGCGAACCACCAAGCGAAGCGCCTTGCGAGTTCGCGACGGTTACGCGATGGAGGTTCGGCTCAAGAGTTCAGGCGAAGGGGCGCCGGCCGAGTTCGTTCACGTATCGGCGGCCGGCACCCGCACGTACGTTCCGCACGCGATCGAGTACGGCCACGTGGCCCCCGGCCAGTCCGGATCCGGGGCGAAGGTCGCGGCGCCTGTGCCGTTCCTGCGGAACGCCCACGAACAGACCGAGAAACAGTCGCTCGAGATCGCCGAGCGTGAAATCGTCAACGAAATTCAGAAGGCCTGGAGTGGATCCTGATGGCCACAGTTGAAACAGCACTGGTCTCGATCTTGAAGGCCGATGCCGGCCTGACCGCCCAACTATCAGGCCGGCTCTACCCGATCGCTGTGCCCGAAGGCGGATCCCTGCCGGCGGTGGTCTACCAGCGATATACCGGGATCCGCACCTACGGCCTCGAAGGCGTCAACGCCTTCAAAACCGCCAACGTGCAGTTTACCGTCTGGGCCGAGACCTACGCTGAGGCCGTCACAATTGCCAACCTACTTATCGCCGCAACCGACGCCACCGGCGACGTCGGCGGCATAACCATAGATCACATCGAAGTCACCGACGACGGCGATATCCCATCGCTGGCCGCCGAGGCCGAATCTCTCACCCGTTATGGGCGTTATATCGATCTCAAAGTCTTTTTCACCGACTAACGAAAGGAATTACCTATGAGTCTCGCATCAAGCATCAAGCTGGCGTTCAACTGCCGTTTCACCACTGCCCGCGATCTGTCCACCACGGTCGATCCGCTCAATATCGACAGATCGATCACCTGGACCGACGGCGACGCCGCTGACAAGGCCGACATGATTTTTCACGACACGCGATCCCTGGCCGACGGCGCCAACGAGGAGCTCGACCTTTACGCCAGCGGCTCGCTCACCGACCCTCACGGCGGGGCGCTGACAATCGAAAAGCTCAAGCTCGTGTACCTCTACAACACATCGAGCGACGCGACCCTGCTGGTGGGCGCTGCGACCGCGAACCAGGTCAACCTGTTCAGCGACGGGAGCGATATCCTGGAGATCCCGCCTGGCGGCAAGTTCCTCTGGACCGCACCCGGGGCGGCCGGACTCGATGTGACTACCGATAAATTCCTGAAACTCGAACACGACGGCACCGGATCATCCGCGCTCGAGTACGAGATCATCCTGATCGGCTGCGACTGATCGGACTAACGACAACTGAATAGATGCCTCTCTGGCGCCGGTTACGCGACCGGCCATCGAGGCAACGGACAAAGCGGCTGTTTGGGAGCCCACACCTCTCCAGCAGCCGCTTTGCTTTTTGAAAGGAGAATTCTTATGGGAATGAGTGGATATGACGCCACGCTACAGGGCGCATCATTCGGGAGCTTCAGCGGCATCCAGAGCATTGAATGGGCGGGCCTGGACGGCGAGACGATGAGCTACAAGGAGCTCAGCGACACAGATCGTTTTCTCAACAAGATCGCCGGCTCCGTCGACCCCGGCACCGTCAATGTGACGCTCACCTTCGACGCGACGCAATATGCCTCCGTTCTCGCCGCTCGCGGCGGTGCGAATGAGGCATGGACGCTGACCTTCTCGGACAACAGCACCATCGTTTGCGACGGGCATATCAAGACCCCGGGCAGCACGAACATTAACCCGGACAGCGTGATGACGCACACCGTAGTGATCGAACTCAGCGGCAATCCGACAGTCACGCCGGCCTAACCGGCCGGCCCTTCGGTCAACGTGAGATCTACGGAGTTGCCGCGGTGTTCGTGCGCCACGGTGACGCCGACGGATCGCCAATGAAGAAACACAGAAAGGACACACAATGGCATCGACAAAGGCAGAGATGAAACAGTCGATTTTGGATCTGAGGAACCAGATCCCCAAAGAAGAGTACGAAATCGCCCCAGGGCAGACGGTCTGGGTCTACGGCCTGACCGGTCGCGAGCTTGCAGAGTATCGCCAGCACGTGCGCGACCCCGAGCTGATGAACGCCACCCTGGCCACGGCCAAGCTGATCCAGATGACGTTCAGAGATGAGCACGGACACCGAATCTTCGGTCCCAAGGACGTGGTCCAACTTGCGGAATTGCCGGCCTGTATTACCGAGCAGATCCGCGAGATCGCCGATCGGCTCAACGGCACGGGCCCATCGGCCCTGGAGGAGGTGGCAAAAAACTTGCTCAAGACCCTTGGCGTAGGTGGCTTGTCCGAACAGCAAGAGAGTACCGATGCAGCGTCACCGAGCTGCTCGACCGACACACAGCCTACGAACTCGCCGAACTCTACGTCGCCGAAAGAAGATACCCGACC